GTCTGCTGTACAAACTAGGGATATTGGATTTACGCCTGGTTCATTAGAAGAGAAGATGTCAATCTACGAAGAACCCTATGTTCAGATATGCTCAACATTATTTGGGCGCAAAGACGCTTACCAAAGACTGAAAGAACAGAGTTACATTGAATTTGTATCCACCACTGCTCTGCGAGGTTGTTCCTTTGATAACAGTATTGTTATATTCGATGAATGCCAGAATGCCGGTTTTAGAGAATTGGATACAGTATTAACTCGTATAGGACACAACTCTAAAATCATTTTCTGCGGCGATTACAGTCAGAATGATTTAATTAAGAAAACAAGCGATACCTCTGGGTTGCCGGACTTTTTAAGAATCGCAGAAGAAATGACAGATTTTACCAAGATAGTATTTACGCCCGATGACATTGTTCGTTCTAGTCTTGTTAAAAATTGGATTATTGCAAAAGAAACTCTTGGGTTATAATGGATAACATCAACGTAGAATTATCTATGATGACAAATAAAATAAATGGGTTGATTTCATTTTCTGATTATATGTTATCAGAAGCAATCAAAGTTATACCGAACGTTTTTTATGGCATTAATACCCCGCATTTTAATGATAGGAAATGGGTTCAATCTAGTTATTTGAATTTTAAAATGGATCATTCTACTATCTTTTTAGTCAATGGGTACGCGTATATATTAGATATTTTTATTGTTGATAACAAACCTAATATTGTATTAAGGACTAATCCAGTTAAATACGTCGATGAATCAACAGAACAAGTATTTAAACTGGCAGCGCCTTTGCGGAGAAATAGAGCACAATCTATGCCTTACGCGCATGTTGCCACTTCTTTTTCAACTGCTATTAGTATTGCATTGGATATAGGTAAACGACAAAATTATCATAAGTTGAAATTTACTGCATACGATCCTCAATTACTCAAGCAGTTTTATGATAAATTGTTCAGCAATACAATATTCAAAAACAGCGTTAGCGAATCTGGGTGGGACGTATCAAACGTCGACGATGATTTCTTCTTTGTTCAAAAATAGTTCTTTACTCTTTCGCGATGTTGGAGTATACTTGTCTCATACGTTAATTTTTAAGAGGTTGTTATGGTTAGAAATAGGTATTCTTTAAAGAGTGTTTCATTAGAAGAACTGTTATTCGTCAATCGCCGACACAGACTTGGGCAGTTTGCCCCGCTGATAACCAGACGAGATGCACATTTCAAATGGGTCGCAAGACTCAATAAAAACAATCAACATACAATGGGGACGGAATTATGAAAAAGTTTCTGGTGTTATTACTAGTAAGTTCTTCCGTGATAGCAGACGGACATCATCACCATCACGGGCACCATAATGCTTGGATTGCACCTGTCATTGGTGCTACGATCGGCGGCGCGATTGTTTATAATTATACAAGACCGCAGTATCAACCAATACCACAACCGTATCCTTATGGTGGGTATTCTAACCTATATCATTATGAAACCATTTTTGATAGTTCTTGTTATTGCTACAAACAGATTTTAGTGTTAAATTGATGAGAACATTTTTTGATTATGATTTTCCGAATTTAGTTCAAAAGAATGAGAACGGTTCTAGGGTTTACGTAACCCCAACGGGTGAAAAATATCCATCCGTTACTTCGGTTACGGGATTCGGTAACGCTAAACACATTAATGAATGGCGGGATAGAGTAGGACACGAAGAAGCAGAACAAATTACAAGACGCGCTGCCAATCGAGGAACTCGTATACACACGTTGTGCGAAGACTATCTACTTGGCAATGATGTAAAAGCAGACATGTTTGATAAAGAAGTGTTCAATTCTATGCTACCGCATATAGATAAAGTCGGTGATATTCATTGTATTGAAAAACGAATTTACTCGCATGTTTTAAAAGTTGCCGGAACCGTTGATTTAATCGCAACCTTTGAAAATGAACTTGCTGTTGTTGACTGGAAAACATCAAGACGGGTTAAAGACATCGACGAAATCGGCGGTTATTTCATGCAAGCAGCAGCGTATTCTCAATGTTTCTATGAATTGACTGACGTTAATATAGATAAATTAGTAATCGTAATGGGAATTGATGATCATCCTGCCAAAGTTTTTATTGAAGATAAAGCAGTTTGGTTAAAGAAGTTTAAAGAACAAAGATATAAATATTACGCGGTTAAAAAAATATAAATAATTACTGACAAGGGTAAAAGTCAAAGGACTGAGGATACTTGGTCGAAGATACCGTTCATTTTCTACTCAAAGGTAAAGTAGGAAGCAAAAGAGATCCACCATCTATGGGATCGGTCATATTGCAGTTTAATATGACTTTAACTAAGAAGAGGAGATTTTGTATGTTTTCCAAATACAAATCTATAATTATATTATTGTTATTAGCGACCAATGTACAAGCGCAATCAAAACAACATAAACAAGTAAAACAACCAATTCACAAAATGTCCGGAACTGCTTCTTGGTATTCTTACCAAAAGGGTAATCGTTCTCATAAAACGGCATCGGGGGAAATATTTAACCCCAAGAAGATGACCGCCGCTCATAAGACGTTACCATTCGGCACTAAGGTGAAGGTTACTAACCTCGATAACAAACAATCGGTAGTTGTAACTATTAACGATCGAGGACCATTCGTTCGGGGACGCATAATCGATCTTAGCAAAAATGCAGCACATAAAATTGGTATCACCGGAACGCAAAAAGTTGCCATGAAAGTCATTTCCTGACGAAAAAGTTCTTTACTTCTGTTCTAGGTTGCGGTATACTAATCCTGTCAATTAAATTATGAGAGGTTGTTATGGTCGAAGAGCGCGACGAAATTATTGTTATTGATGACGAATTGGATGTGGATGCGTTTATTTCTTATGTATCCGACTCCGTAATCTACGCCCAACAAGCATCTAACCAATCGAACAGAGACGAGGATGATAGATAATGGAACTAATGGTTCTTCTCCAGTTAAAACACTGGTATGTTGATTTTGTTAATCAGTCTATGGATGAGGTAAGGGCAAAGGGTGAATACGGTAATCCTCTGGGTTTATGGCATAGTATTAAGCATGCTTTTTTTACTTTCCTTATCTTTCTGTTGGTTGATTTGGATTTGGCTGTGGCACTATTTGCCTTGGATTTTATTCTTCATTATCATATAGACTGGGTTAAAATGAATTATGGCAACCAAGATATCAATACTCCACAGTTCTGGAATCATCTTGGTTTAGACCAGTTAGCGCACCAGTTATGTTATATTTTGTATGTTTATCTTTGGTTATTAGGAGTTTAGTATGGAAATTTATATTGTTGCTAGATCGAGCGAAGACGGTTATATTAATATTGATTCTTGCCATCGAGAATATGGCGAAGCGGATGCCCGTGCTGAAGAATTGATTGCCGAGGACGATTGCGAATGGGAAGTTATTCCTTCGGAGATCGATTAATGCTACCGCAACTGAATGAGATTGACCTAGAGTTCAATAATGTTTTTCAACAAGGCGAGTTAAGCGTAGACGATAAAGTCACTGCTATCGTTAAACATATACCAACGGGTTTGACTGCAGACTGCGATTACGAACGATCTTGGATGTATAATAGAAACATTGCTTTAGGTATGTTAACGCAGAAAGTGCACGATTATTATGGAACAAAACGATATGAATAAAACTTACGTTAGAATTTTAGCAGCAGCAACTGAACGTCAATTTGATATATTAAAAGAAATCAAACAATTTCTAACGGCAGAAATTGAAATGATGGATCAGTTCTTCGAAGAATTCCTTGCCCGTAATGAACTCATCCGCAGAAAAAAGTCTAACGCAAGTTGGACGATTTATACAAAGAAAACTGCCGAGTATTGCGAAGTTGTCGATAACCTAAAAGTGGTTGATTATTATCTGGAGAAATTTAATGTTTGAAACCGCAAGAGATTTTTCGATTCACATAGAAACAACCGCCATTGAACACAATTTGAGCGTAGTCGACGTTCTATTGCAATACTGCGAGGATAATTTCATTGAACCGGATGAAGTTGCGAAAATGGTCAGCAAACCGTTAAAAGACAAACTTGAATTGAACTTCATCGAGATGAATTATTTGCCCAAAACGGCATCATTGGAGATTTGATATGAATACATTTATTTTATTATTAAAATCTTTGTTATACGTTATCTGTATTTTATTCTTTTCTGCAACCGCAACGTTGTTCTTTAAAGATATTATCGTTTATAATATAAGAAATGACCAACCTAAAATGGAAGAGATAACACCAACGGAACCCGAAAAACCATTGTACATCATTTCGCCTAATAAAGAAGTATAATGGACGGATATAAAGCATACAAATATTATCTCGCCGTTAAACTGCATTTTACTCGGAGTTCTTATGACATATTCGAGAAACGAGGCGCAGTCAAGTATACACTAGAGCAATTTGAAAAAAGAAACGATAAAATGATTTTTGAAAAGATTGCCCGTAAATACCCAACTGATCAAGAATTAATTCAGTTCTACGTTTCTAATATTGCATATGGTAACGAATCGCCCGTCTACGAAATAGAGGAATCAGAAGGTTATTATCTAAATTGGATCAAAAGAAAAGAATCAATTACTCAAGTGTTTAAAAATGATTTAAGCATTATCATTAACGACGCTTATAAAAACAAGTTGAAGAAAGATTCTATTTTGGACTTTACTTTTAACCAACAACCCAGTGTACTAACTTTGTATCTTGGTAAACGCATCTCGTTGGAAACGGTTTCTATACTCAATGACTTCTTAGGTCTTACCGATTTATGGAACATGTCTGGGTTCGTTATGACCTTCTGGGATTCTGAAATAAAAAGAATATATAAAGCAAAAAGGTTTGTTAAATATGACAAACAACGGATCTGTCCTCTAATTCAAGAGTTTGAAGAAGAGTTACAGGATTTATAAATTTCCGGTGGCGTTACGGGAATGATAGTAAACAACGTCAATACTAAAACTATACTCAATAATACTAAACTATACTCAAATAAGGAAAAATATATGTCATTAGATATCGCAGCACTTCGTAGATCCCGTTCAACTGACTTCTCAAAAATCACATCTGAATTAGACAAAATCGCTAATCCGCAATCCGGTTCTAGAAACGATGACCGTCTTTGGAAATTAGAAGGCGATAAACTTGGTAATGGTACAGCGACTATTCGGTTTCTTCCTAGAATTGACGGCGACCAATATGAATTACCTTGGGTTAAATTGTTTTCCCACGGTTTTCAAGGACCAACCGGTAAATGGTATATCGAAAATTCTCTCACTACTTTAGGACAAGATGATCCAGTTGGCGAATTAAACACATCGCTCTGGAACTCCGGAACTGAAGCAAATAAAGAAATTGCTCGTAAACAAAAACGTCAATTGTCTTATTATGCAAACATTCTTGTCATCTCCGACCCTAAACACCCAGAAAACGAAGGAAAGGTTTTTATCTTTAGATTCGGTAAAAAGATTTTCGATAAAATCATGGATAAAGCAAAACCTACATTCGAAGATGAAACTCCGGTGAATGTATTTGATTTGTGGGAAGGCGCTAACTTTAAATTTAGAATGCGTAAAGTTGCTGGTTATTCTAACTATGATGAGTCTGTGTTTTCCGATCCTTCCGCCATCGCAGAAGATGAAAATAAACTTGTACAAATCATGAACGCGCGTCATAACCTACAAGAATACTTGTTACCAAGTAATTTTAAAACATATGACGAGTTGAAGAAAAAACTTGATTCTGTATTATCGGCGG